CGTCGCGGTCATGTTGGAGCAATCAATCATGACCGAATAGAAGCCGTCAGCCGTCCGCGCCTGCAACGTCGTAGTATTGCTCGTAAGATCTACTTCAGTTCCGCCAATAGTTTGATTGTCAAACTCGTAAAAGTTGATTGTAATTGCCATTAATCCGGCCCTTCATAGAAGATGCGGATGAACGACAAGCCGCCGTCCCCGCCCGAGCCGGCCGCAACGTTGCCGCCAGCACCCGATCCGCCATAGCCGAAGCCAACGCCCGCAACAGGTGCGGCACCGTTTCCGATGCCAGCGGCCCCGCTGATCCCGAACGCGTTGCAGCCGCCACGTCCGCCGCCGCCGTAGCTGATCGTGCCGTCTTGAGCGCCCGCGCCGCCGTTAAAGAAGAGGTTGTTGGCTTGGGCAATAATGCCGCGCGAGTTCACGCCGCCACCCGTCGCGCCCGCCGTTGTTCCGGCTGTACCAGTAGCCCCGCCCGGTGCGCCCGTAGTGCCGTAAATCAAGGCGCCGATCTGCCCTGTCACGGCTGCGGATAGGTTTATTTCGTTTGCGGCCGTCGCAGCAGGCGGTGACGCCGCCGCCGCGCCGCCTGACACGAACGTCGCAAAGCCACCACCGCCAGCGCTGCCAAGCGCACCGCCAGTGCCGCCAGTTCCCGCCGTGCCGCTGGAGCCGCCGCCAGATCCGCCGACAAGGCGCAACATCGTGGTGTCTGCCGACTGCCCCGAAAAGCCAAGAAAAGGCGAACGTGTCAGCCCGGTGACCGTTGTTGTGCCACCGCTCACCCCCGCCGCGTTAATTGCTCCCCCGGTTCCCCGTGCGCCCAGCGTCACGGTTATCGAACTCCCAGGGGCCACAAAGCACTCAGCGTTTCTGATCGACGGGCCAGCCCCTCCGCCCCCTCCGCCCGCGCGCTGAGAGGCGCTTACGTTCTGCCCGCCGGCCCCGCCGCCGCCCGGGCCGCACCCTTCAATCGTAATACGCGCCACACCATCGGGGACAGTCCACGTCCACGGGCCGGTCGTCGACGTGCCATCAACGACGCCGTCCGTAATCTGCCCGGTGCCGATAATGAACTCGACAACGTGCTGCCTGAATTTCGGTCCGCCGAGTGCCATTATGCGGGCCTTTCGTCGTCGCTGACGGGCGTGTCGAGGATTTCAGCCGCGCGCTCGGGAGTAAGTAGGCCCATGGCCGCAAGGCCCAGCACGCCGTTGCGCGTCAAGTCGCTGCCCAGATCGACCCATTCGGCCAACTGCACAAGCTCGCGGTGCCGGCGGAGCAACGCCGCCTCGGGCGTGTCGCCGCGCGATGCCATGTCGATTGCGACCGCCTCGGCATCCGTGAAGCGCAACTGAAACCTGAACTTTGTGACGCGGCGATCCGTTGACACTTCCGGTTCTGGTTCGGGCGGGGCCGTGAATGCCGATCCATCGTAGAGGTGACCTAGGCCGACAAAAGACAATTCGGCCGTGCGCTCCATCGCCAGATAATCGGGATAGAACAGCAACGCCCACTCGACGCTGTCGGCGCTGATCACGTTCTCAACCAAGCCGTCGCGGATCAAGATCACGTCCATGATCAATCCTACTGGTTCGGAATGCGGATCGTGAACGATGAGGCAAAGGCCCAGGTATTGCCGTTCGTGACAACCTGATCAGGGTTGACATCGCCGGTCACGAGAAGCCGGGAGTTGGTGTTATTCGTCAGCGCATAATGCGTCGCTGTTCCGTTCGCCGTGACCGTCCCGCCCGTGACCGCCGCAACCGTGATGGCGCGCCCATTCGGCGATCCAGCGCCCAACGTGATGTCGCCAGCCGAAAGCGAAGTCTTGTTCCCAACCGCCACGGACGACACGTTCGCGTAACTCGTCGCTTCTGCGCTCGTGAGATAGATGTGCGTGGTCTGCGTGTCGATAACGGTCAAGCCGTTATCAAGCACATAGTCTGCAATGACTGGCATGTTCCCCTCAGTTCAGTTTCGTTTCGACGCCGATCGGGCGGCCGGTCTTGGGATCGAACACAACCGCCTTGGGCGCGGTCATCGCCTGGAGCATCGCGGCCGAAATCTGGGCCTGTTGCTGGGCCTGCGTGTTGAGCGTCTGGATCAGCATCGCCAGTGCCTTCGAAAACTCGCTCAATTGAGTTTCCTGAAGCGCCGACGTGTCGCGGGCCATGCGCTCGGCCCGGCGATCATCGATCTCGGCGGCTTTCAACTGCAATTCGCCCTGTTTCAATCCCAAGTCGGCCTGCTTGACCTGCATTTCGGCCTGTTTCACCCGAAGATCCGCCGCCATCTTCTCGCGTTCGAGCTCGATTGCTGGATCTGGCGGAGGCTGGGCCGGGCCTTGCTCGGCCGCCTTGATGGCCGCCTGCGCCTTGGCCTTCATGCTGTCGACCGCGTCATCAATCGACTGTTCAAGCTGACGCGAAACCCGGAAGCCGCGTGCCACGAACTTGAGCGTCTCGCCCATCAGATCCGCCAGTTCCGGCTGGGCCGCGGCGAGGCCGACCGCGCCTTGCAAAAGATTGCCGGTCACAGTCGCGAACTCAACGCGCTTGCCCTGCATTTCGCTGTCATCGGCCGCCGCCGTGCTGTCCGTCTCGATGTCGATCGCATAGGACCGCATACGGTCATCGCGCATCATCGCGATCACCTGTTCAAGCGTCGCCTTGGGCGGGTCCGGCTGGGCGGGAGGTTCCTTGCCTTCAGCCTGAGCCTGCAACGCCGCTTGCCGCCATGCCATCATCTGTTGATCGACCTCGGCTTGAGCCGGGATCTGCATCTGTGTCATCTTGACGATGGTTTCAGGCTGGAAAATCTCCGAAATCACCTCGGCCACGAGCCGGCAAGTATCGGCCGCGAGCCGGATCATCTCGTTTTGCTTCTTCCGGAGCCGGACAGATCCCCATTGCGCCTTGATCTGTTGCGCTCCGAGCGTCTCCGAGGCTTGGCTTGCTCCGCGAAGAATGTCGGAAATGCCGGTGATCTGGTAAATGTCCTCGATGATCTGCCGACGAACCTCAATGCAGGCCGTGAGAACCTTTGCGATAGCCTCTACCGGAAGCCATGTGATCCCCATGTTCGACTTGTCGGCAAGAGCGGCCCAATTCGGAACGGGGATCATCACGGCGCGGTCGTCGTTCGACTTCATCGCCGCTTCGATCGCGTCCGCACCTTCCGCGCTCGCGCCCGAGGCATAGAAGCCCCGCACCTTCATCGCATCAGCGATGGCATGAATGCGGGCCGTAAGCTGGTTCACTTCAAGCAACTGCGACTTGTAGAAAATCACGTCCGGGATCGGCACCATGCGATCCGCGCGAAGCGTGCCCATCGCCGGCTTTGGGCAGGGGAAAAAGTCGCGGAAATTCAAGAACGGATCGGAAATCTCCAGCGCAACCGGACATTCGTTGCAGACGAAATAGACCTTCCGGCTCGTCTTGCACCAAATCTCCCAGATGCCGACTTGCCCCTTCGGCCCTTCCGTCTTGTCGTCGTCATGCGGCCACTTGAAGTATGAAAGCTTCTCCTCGCCGAACCGATCGACGAAGCGCTTTTTGTCGAACCACGCGCGGCGGCCTACCCATGGAACTTCATTCCACGTCCGGGAGCGGGGATAGATGAAATCCCGCCAGCCGACGAAGTCGACCGTTACGCGCTCCTCGGCCAGCACCTCGATCCCGGTCTCATCGATCGCGAAATCCGGCTCGTAGCGCACCCACACGGTGCCGATCGAATAGTCTACGAGCTCGTCGCGTGCGCGCTCAAGCGAGGAGTGCATCCCGCACAATTCGTTGTTCGTATTGACCGCGCGTTCCATCACTTCGGACACAACGCGGGCGACGGGATCGGCCTGGAGGTAGCGCGAGCGCACCACACACATCGGCGGCCGGTCGTAGGTCGATTGCTGCATGATCTCGCGGTTTGCCCACGCGATTTCAAAGCGGCGCTTGGCCTTGTCGTTTTCTTTCCGGTCGAGGCCGAACGCATTGACAACGGTCTGGGCGTCAGTCTTGAGAGCCGCGCGATCCTTTTCCGCTTCCTCAATCGCCTGCGTCCACTTGGCGCGCTGCTTTTCAGCCTCCAGCCGTTCGGCTTTGGCCTGAGCTTCGGGATCGTCGATGGTTTCGGCTGGCATCATGCGCCATGCGTGCCGAAAACCGCGCCCGCGTTCTATCCCACGGCCTAGAGGTAGCTGCTATCCGAGACCTCGGACGCGCGAAGGATTTCGTTGAGCGTCGCCTTTTCGATCCCGCGCATGGGCTCATTCGACGCGATCTTGAGCGGCGATCCGGCGTCCATGTGGTCGAGCAGCTGGCCCACGAGGCCTAGCGCGTCGACCTGATCGTCGTGCTTGCCGGCTGGGAAGCTCAAGAGCTCGTGTTGTAGGGCCGCGAAGTAGGGTGCGTCCCGACGCACGCGAAGGCCGCCCATAGCCATCCTACCGCGCATGGATTGCGCGCGGATTGCCTTGTCGCCCCTGGTCGGAAACTGGCGACGAGCGCACCATGCGTTGAGCTCCATCGCGCGGCGGATCAGGAACGGCCCGACGCCCGATCGGATTTGTCCCGTCTCCTCGCCCCACTCATTCGGCCGCCACGCCTTCACAAGCTGGCACCATGCGTCGATCCATTTGTCGGGGCTCGCCTGGGCGCGCCACAGATCCAAAAGCCATAGCTGGTTCTTGGGATCCACGCCGACGACAACATGAACGGTCCAGTCTCCGCCTCCATCCGTCACGGCATAGTCGCTCGCGCCGTAGATCCTGAGCGTCCGCACGTCCGGGATCTCGTCAACCGGAATGATCCATTCGCGCTGGAAATAGTCGCCATCCTGAGCGCTGGGCCGCTGTTGAAACAGCGCCTCATATTCGCGAACGCGAGCGCTCGCATGCATCTCGGCCTTCGCTTGGCGGATCTTGGAGGGATAATCCCAGCCTTCCCAGTCCGTGCCGAGGAGCTCGCCAATCGGGCGGCCCAAGGGATCGTCCTCCTCGGCCTCGGCGCGAATGTTGATGATCCGGTAATGCGTGCCGGATTTCTTCCACATGTCCTCAAGGCGCGCGACGTGGTCATCCTCATGCCATCGGGTATTGACCGCGACCACGGGCGCGCCCGGCACGAGGCGCAGAAAGAAGTCATCGAGAAGCCAGGACCACACCCGATCGCGGTAAAGCTGGCTCTCAGCGTCGAAGCGCGTGGGGTAAAGATCGTCGAGCACGCCCAGCCCGGCACGAATGCCGCTGATGCCGGTGCCGACGCCTACCGCGAAATATTCTCGGCCTGTTGAGGTGTTGAAACGCGCCTTGGCGCTTGTGGCGGGGTCGAGGCCGTAGCCCAAAGCCGTGCCGTTCTCTGCGATGATGCGGCGCGTGTGGCCGCCAAAGAGCTCGGCGATGTGTGCTGTATGCGTCCCGACAAGGATGCCGCCAGCGCCCGCCGCAACGGACCTAGAGAGCCATGAGGCAGGGCCGATCTGGGTTGCATATCGAGACTTCGCGGACCCGGGCGGGGCCGTGATGACAAGGCGCGCGTCTGGCGTCTGGAATGCCCATTCAAGGCCCTCGCAAACGAGGCGATGGTGAGCGGCGAGGCGGTGCCCGAGGTGTTCCGCGAGCGCCGCGACCGATCGCCTAATGCGTTTGCGCTCTAGCAGGATCTGCGATGCTTTGGCCGGTTGCAATTGCAAGTAGCTCCTCGTCGCTCATGTCTTCAAGGCGTCGCACAATGGTTGCTTGAGTCTTTTCGACGCGCAATCCGGTCAGAATAGAGATTTCGCGAAGTGCAGCGACGGCCGCGTTGGCCTGTTTATTTGCCCTTGCTTCCATTGCGATCGCAGCGAGATCGCGGACGAGGCTTTCTATTGTGATTTCGGCCCGTTTTGCGGTGTTTTCGAGCAGTTCCGCGACGCGCTGCTTTATGTGTTCATTTGATTTCAGTCGTGCAGCGTTGGCGCGGTTCTCAGTGTAACCCGCCTCGACATATGCGGCATCGGCCGTCATGCCTTTGGCGATGGCCCTTGCGAAGGCTTCGTGCCGCTGATTGGTCAAAGCTGGCACTGTTCGCGGTTCCTCTTTTGGGCGGTCCATTGCGAGCGTCGATGGGCTCGCGGATCGCGTTGTCTGCGCAGCACTTTGAGGTGATAGAACACGGTCTTCGGGGCCAGTTCTATGCTATCGGCGATTGCCTGGGCGGTTAGGCCGTGATCCCAAAGGATGGCTACGGCCTCGCGCGCTGGGCATGCGGGTTGGTCTGGCATGTTGTCGGCTCCTTGGCGGGGAGCCGGCTTAGTCGGGCGCGTTCCATCAGATGAGTGATTTGCGGCCGGGTTTCAAGGCTGGTCGTTTGGAACGATCAGGAAAATCCCTTTAAAAATGTCGTTCCTATCCTTTTGATTGAGAGGGCCATACGGGCCACCTCTATCGGCTTTTCGAAGTTGCCATTTGCCACACCAACTAGAATGAGAGACGCTGGGGTATACATTTCCTAAGTCTTTTTGAGGAGGATCAAATCTACATTCAGATTTGAGTGGTTTAAAATTCTCTTGTTCCTCCAATTTTCGATATTCCTCTGCCTCTTTTAATCTGCGATTAGCTCGAAGTTCTCTATATTTTTCATTGTACCCCTTTATAGTATTGCGGCGCATATAATGTCTGCGCAAAAAAGCATCTTGAAGATCGAAGAAGTCGCATGTCAGGCAAATGCGGGGATGTTGGTTTTCAGACATGATTTCATCCTTTCACGATGCGTTCGAGGGAGAGGGCGAGGCTATCGAGTGCGGCGAGGACATCG